CAAAGCTATTGAACTCAGCTGAATTGTGCCGTGTTATCGGCTACACTGAGAACACACTACGCAAATGGGTAATGCTAAAAGGCTTTCCTGCACAAGAAAATGATGGGCAGAGGATGTATTCTATTGCCGATGTGTTTCATTGGCGAATTGATTACGAAAAAGATAAGTCTGCAGAAAAGAATAATAATATTAAAAACTCCGATGACTATCAGTTTGTATTGCTATCCAAAGAGAAGGAGATGTACAGAAAGCTCAGAATTAAAAATGATATTGATGAAGGCCTTTTAACGACAATTGATGAAGAACGTAAAATGGGATTTAATATTGGTCGAGTGTTAAATGATTCCTTGATAAGAATTGCAACCCTTAAGAGCCATGCATTAAGAAAGTGCAAGTCTGATAAGGAGACTGAAAACTTATTGATCAGCTATATTAAAGATGCATTTGGGGATATAAAAGAACGGTTATTTGGAGAAGATGATGATGTTTAAAAATGCATTCTTAGGTGGCTTCTTAGCCAGCATACTCAGTGATAAATGCCGTGATGTCTCTGAATGGGCTGAGAAGTATCGATTTCTGCCTGCAAGCGGATCACCCGAACCTGGCAAATGGAAAAGTAGTAGAGTTCCATATGCTGTAGATATTATGAAAGCTTTAAGCATAAATACCGATACAAAAAAAGTTGTGTTTATGAAGGGAACCCAGTTAGCAGGAACTGAGATCATACTTAATTTCCAGGGTTACATCATGTCAGCTCAACCTGTGACGATGATGGTGATGATGCCGACCGTTAATATTTGCAGTCGATTTTCTAAACAACGATTGCAACCAATGATCGACTGTACCCCTGAATTACGCAAAGTGATCAGATATAACCGTGAAAAGGATTCAGGAAATACAATTTTAGTCAAAGAATATGACGGTGGATTCATGTTTTTAGTGGGGTCCAACAGTCCCGCAGACTCCCGATCTACTCCAGCTGGAGCTGTAACTGCCGATGAAATAGATGCATTCCCCGTTGATATGGGAGGCGAAGGTGACTGGCTGGGTCTTATTGATAAACGTATGAGCAACTTCCGTAATTCAAAAATACTTCTTGTTAGCACACCGACGGTAAAAGATATTTCTCGTATTGAGTTTGAATTTAATCTTGGTGATAAAAGTTATTTCTATGTCCCATGTCCGAGTTGCGGTGAAAAGCAAATCATTCAATGGGAGAATTTTGATTACGATGAAGAGGATATCGATTCTATTCGCTTGAAATGTATTGCTTGTGACCACCTGATCGAAGAAGATCAAAAAGATTTTATGTTAGATAATGGGGAATGGCGTGCCACTTGTGTTCCAAAAGAAAAAGGTTGTCGATCGTTTCATCTGAGTAGTTTATATTCTCCATATGGCTGGCGTTCATGGGCTGAATGCTTACAGGAATTCTTGCAAGCTAAAAACTCACCTATAAAAATGAAAACATTTGTAAATACTGTTCTCGGTGAAACTTACGAGGAATCTGCCACAGAGGTAAGCCATGAGATAATCATGAAGCGAGCAGAGACATACAAATGCCAAGTTCCTGATGGTGTATTGGTATTAGTATCCGGCACCGATATCCAGCGAGATCGGTTAGAAACAAGTGTTTATGGTTATGGGTTAGGAGAAGAAGCATGGCATATTGAGCATCGGGTGTTTTATGGGGATCCAGCTAGAAGGGATGTATGGGAAGATTTAGAAATATTTTTAATGCAGACTTTCATCGGTGAAAATGGCCGTAAGTTCAAAATTAAATGTTCATGCATCGATACTGCTGGTGGATTTGAGAAGCAGGCGTATGCATTTGTTAAACCTAGAGAGAAGTTTAGGATATTTGGTATTAAGGGATCCAGTCAAAATGGTAATCCTTTGGTCAATAATCCAACCAAGAAATCAAAAGCTAAAATTAAATTATTTACTATCGGTACTGCTACAGGAAAGAACACATTATATTCCTATTTAAACGTAACTACTCCAGGTCCATGTTATATTCATTTTCCTAAAGGACTTACGGAAGAGTTTTATCTACAATTAACTGCTGAAAAGATAATTACCAAATATAGAAACGGATTTCCCTATCAGGAATGGCATAAAAAGAGAGCTAGAAATGAAACTCTAGATTGCTGGGTGTATGCTTATTCTGCTCTAGGAATATTAAATCCTAACTTTGTGGCTATCTATGAAAAGATGTATGGGCCACAAGTTGATTCTGAAAAAGAACCGCCAAAGAAATTAAATAGGGTTAAGAAAACTGGTAAATTTAAAAGGCAAGTGAAATGAGCAATCCGCCTAAGGTGTATCAGAAGCCTGTATATAGCCATAAAACTAGAATTCGCTGTACAGAATGTGATTCTTTAAATGTTAAATGGTACACATCAAAATACGAAGGTCTTGTTCGTTATTGGCGTTGTGAAGATTGTAATAAAACAAATAAGACAATTGGAGAAAAACTTTAACCTTGGTAAGACCCGTCTTACCAACTACCTCCCAATTTATGGTGTAAAAATATAATCTCTAATAAAAACCTAGAGGTTATGTTTTGCCAGATATTTCTTTATGCTTAAATGCATCATGTCCGCTTGCTAGCAATTGTAAAAGGTTTCTTTTGATACCTAGCGATTACCAAGTTTATTCAGATTTTAAGCCAGATGAAAACGGTAATTGCAAAAGCTATATTGAGTTTAAGGTTAAGCGCATCTCTAGAACCAACAGATTAAAAGATCGAACAGGGTTCACAAGATGACTATACCGACGCTCTTAATTGCAGGTGATACCCTTTCGTTTACTTACGATATAAGTGAATATAGCTCTGATGATGGCTATTCAGCAACCTTTTTATTAAATTCATCCGCTCAATCTTATTCGGTCAGCAGTTCTGGTGTTGGCGCTGAATATTCTTTCAGTGAAACGAGTGCAAATACATCTTCATGGGTTGCTGGGACTTATACATATTGGATTTATATCAGTAAGACAGGTGAGCATCACACCATAATTACTGATGAGATCGAAATAAAAGCTAATGTTGTTAGTGGTCCGATTGATATTAGAACACATGCTCAGAAGGTTTTAGATTCTATTAATGCTGTCTTAGAAAATAGAGCAGGTCAAGATTATACGGATTATAATTTGCCCGGTGGTTTAAGTGTTAGCAAATTAGATCCGGTAGATCTATTAAAATTCAAAAAAGAATATGAAGCAATCCGCAGACAGGAAGTAAAAGCAGAAGATATTAGAAACGGTAAAACATCCGGCAACATTGTGAAGGCTCGTTTCTAATGTGGAAATCTAAAAAGCAAAAATTAAATGATGTTTTCAGGACAAGGCGGGTAAGAAATGTACGTCGGAAGATCAGAAAATCTAAAGAAGTAAAATTAAAAAATGAAATCACATTATTAAAAATGAAAAGAAAGTTTGCCAGTGCTAAAACTGGTAGATTGATAGATGATTGGAAAGCCGGAACAGAATCAATAAACAGTGATATTAAAAATTCAATTACTAAAGTTCGTCAACGTTCAAAAGATTTAAGCCTAAACAATGATTACATCAAAAAGTATTTAAAGCTATTTCGCAAAAATGTGGTGGGAGATCAAGGTTTCAGGCTTAAATCTTTAGCTCGTGATTTAAAAAGCAAAAAGATCGATGAAAATGCTGTTGATGTCATCGAGGAAACATGGAAGGATTTTTGCAAGCCAGAGAATTTTAGTGTAACAGGTGAGCTAAGTTATTTTAAGTTCATGACTATGTTTGCTTCACAGTACCCAACTGATGGAGAATACTTTGTTCAGTTTGTGGTATCCGATAAATTTAAATATGGTTTTGCTTTACAAGTTATTGATTCAAGATTACTAGATCATGAATTAAATAAAACCCTTAAGAATGATCATTACATTCGTTTAGGGATTGAATTTGATGAGATGGGGAAACGTATTGCTTATTATTTTAAGAAATACGGAGCACCTTCAGTAAACGAATACAACTTTAATACCAAAAATTACAATGTTGTTTCCGCTGAATTTATTATCCACATTTACGATAAAGAAGATTGTGTTCAAGTCCGTGGTTATCCTTTAACCCAAATTAGTCTTATTAAATCTCATAATATTTCTAGTTACGAGGAATCTGAATTAATTTCTGCTCGAGTTGCTTCTAATAAGATGGGGTTCTTCCAGCAAGTAGCTGACTCAGATGCCTATATGGGTGATGTGCAAGATGATGGAAGCATCGTTACAGAAGCTGAAGCCGGAACCTTTGAAATATTACCTGTTGGTTATTCATTTAAAGAATTTGATCCTAATCATCCCAATGGCAACATGCCTGACTTTGTTAAAAACCAATTACGGGGAATTGCTAGTGGCCTTGATGTAAGTTACAACACACTTGCCAGCGATGGTGAAGGAATTAATTTTTCTACTATGAGATCTTTTGCATTAGATGATCGTGATGGATGGAAGTTAATTCAACGCATGGTCAAAGAGGATTTGCTCTCACCAATATTTATTAAATTTATCGAAATGGCTTTGCTCAAGAAAAAGCTGGGTAATTTACCTGTGCACAAAATCGAAAGTTTTAAATTACATGAATTTAAAGCCAGAACATTTGCTTGGGTAGATCCTTATAAAGACATGTTGACCAACGCACTTGCTGTCAAGATGGGAATTAAATCAAGAATACAGATATGTAATGAAATTGGAGAAGATTTTAACGAGTTAATGGAGGACTTAGCCAAGGAAAACAAAATTGCGCTAGAGCTTGGGGTCGATATCTCAGGTGCAACCGTAAGTATTAGTAAATCAGGAGAATTAGAAAATGAAAATCAAGAAGCTTGAATTAAAAGAATTACGCAGGGAACTCGAAGGTAAACGAAATAAGAAATCCTTTGATTCTAAAGATCACATGGTCATCGACGAAGATAGGCGGGTGCTTGAGTTTAGTTTATCAAGTGAAGAGCCTTATCTGAGATGGTTTGGTTATGAAACATTGTTACATGGTCCTGAAAATATTGCTATGGATCGGTTTAATAATAAGCCGGCATTCTTAGATGGTCACGATTGGGATAAACAGATTGGTGTTATAGAAAAAGCATGGATAGAGGATAGCCGATTAAAAATCCATGTACGCTTTAGTAAGAACCCTCATGCATCTGAGGTATATAGAGATATCTTAGATGGAATCAGGACTAAAGTAAGTATCGGTTATGAGATTAAAGATTTAATTCTTAACAGGGAAGATGAGCACGAAAGCTATTATGACATCACAAGGTGGGAGCCTTATGAAGGAAGTAGCGTTTCAATTCCTGCTGATGATACCGTGGGATACGGTAGAGACAGAGAAGAAGACCTAATCGAAAAGGCAAATGAAGTTGTTAAAGAAAAGATTGTAGAGCAGGAAAAAGTTATTGAAAACAAACCAATTATTGAGGTTAAAGAAATGAAAAAAGAAGTTGATGTAGGTGCTGAAATAGAAACAGCAAAAAACAGCGAAAGAAAAAGGATAGCTGAGATCTTAGAAGTAGGTGCTCAGTTTCATAGTGAAGATATGGCTCGAAGTTTTATCGGTGAAGGTAAAACGGTTGATCAGT